GGCAAACGAGACAGTAGCAAATGCACGATGGTTAATTAAACATGGTTTAGCATTGTGTGAAGAGTATTCTAATAGATATGCAAAAATACATTCTTGTTTACATGCTCTTGCACATGCAGATAAAATATTTCCACTTGATGCAGTTCATATATCAAAGTTGACACCATTCACACGTGCTATGCCTGATGAGTTAAAGAATGATACAAGCATAGATACTACCACTGCTTACAAAAAGTATATCTCTAGTAAGTCTTGGGTCTCAACAAACTATCTACGTGATCCATCTCGGAAACCTAGTTGGTTGACATAGGAATAAGTATCTGGTATTATAGGTGGGTTAATACCCACTTTTTTTATGCACGGAAATTTGGAACCAGAAGAGAACGTCTTTGGTAGGAGCATAACATTCTATTCAACTGATGGATGTTTCTATTGTGAACAGATGAAACTTCTTATGGAAAGAGCTAGTCTCGATTACAATGAGATTAAAGTCACTAAAGATGAATCGGATGCTTTCTTGAAAAAGTATCCTAATGCGGTGGGATATCCGTATGTTATAATTGATGGTAAAGAGATTGGTGGTCTTGTTGAGACTGCTAAAGTTTTACTTAAGGAAGGATTGATAAGTGCCAAAGAAAAATAAGAGTCCTGAACTCTCCATAAATAAAGGCATAGAACTCATGCTTAGGAGGGAAAAACAAAACTCCATACCACCAGAAGGTATAGGTTTCAAGAAGGCGTTCTCTATTTTTCGTAGGAACTGGTATTTTAATATCGAATTACGATGGGAGAGCAATAAAATACAGTAGGAGATGTACAATGACGGACTCAATGATCCTTTTTTTCTCAGCAACATCATCATTTTTATTTTTGTGTGTTGGGATTGTAGTAGGTTGGACAGCAAAAGATTTTGTCCACGATTATATGTGGTCTCGTGATGAGATCTCCCACCACCCTGAAATGTATGATGAAAACGGTATCATGATCAATGAAGAACTGTTATCAGTAAAATTTATTAATGAGGATGAAAAAGACGATGAAACTTCTGATGCATGAGGTACTACAGAAAGTATCTAACGCAAAAACTAAAAAAGAAAAGATCGCACTGCTGCATAAGTTTAACACTCAAGCACTGAGATCTTTATTCATTATTAATTTTGATGAATCTGTGGTAAGTATGTTGCCACCAGGTGATGTACCTTACACACCTAACACAGCACCCGAAGGGACTGAACACACTATGCTAGAGAAGGAAGCAAGATTGCTTCATCACTTCTTTAAGGGTGGTTCTAGTCTTAAGCAGGCTAAACGTGAGCAGATGTTTATTCAAATGCTTGAAGGTCTTAATGAAGGTGAAGCAGAGGTTCTTGTTCTTGTAAAGGATAAGAAACTTGGTAAGCGATGGAAGATTACTAAGGCATGTGTGTCTGAAGCATTCCCTTCTATCCAATGGGGTGGCAGATCTTAAAGTGCAGAAAAGGATTTTTGCTATCCCTGTCTTCGAAGAGAAGATTAATCTAAAGAAAATAAAGACTGGCGTTGGTGAGTTCTCACCCACTTGGGAGAGTGGTGTGCTCACCACTTTTAATAATGGTCTTAAGGTTTATGACAGTACATGGACCTACTTGTTAAAAGTAGTTCAACCTCTGCTAGAATCGTTGCCAGATACCCCTAAGTCAATTGAGTTCATGGGTATGTGGAGGAACAAATATGATCCTCGATCCTATCAAGGATATCATATCCATCCAAATTCTCAGTGGAGTTTTATCATCTATGAAGATGTAACATCCAAGACTGCATTCGTGAATCCTATCATGCCATTGGTTCAGAACCACATGGGAGATAACTCAAAGGTATTCCCGATGGACTACCGACCTAACTTAGAACCAGGATCTATGATACTCTTCCCATCATTTCTAGGACACGAAGTGTTACCTGGAAATACTGGAACAACTTTATCTGGTAACATAGTTGTTGAGTATTAAATGATACACTCTATATAATTAAACGCATTAACGCCATGAGATTAGGAGTCTTATGTTCTGGCAACGGAACCAACTTCGAAAATATTCTTAGATCATGTTGGGAAGATGAGGTTGTGTTGATGATACACAACAATAAAGATTGTGGTGCTGCTAAGAGAGCAGAAAAATTTGGTGTTCCTCATTGTTATATAAAACATAAAGATGAGAAACAAATCATTCAACTAATGCAAGCATGGAGAGTAGATCTTGTTGTTCTTGCTGGATACATGAAGGTGATATCACCTGAGTTTGTCAAAGCATTTCCCAATAGAATAATTAATCTACATCCATCACTGCTACCTAAATATAAAGGACTCCATGCTGTCGAACAAGCATTGGAAGCAGGTGATAAAGTCACTGGTTGTACTGTTCATTATGTTAATGAAGAGTTAGACGCAGGTGAAGTAATCCTTCAATATGAAGTACCTATTGAACCAGATGATACGGTCGAAACATTAACCCCTAAAATTCAACGTAAAGAATATGCTCTCCTTCCTGCAGCCATCCAACAAGTTAAGCAACAGATACCAGTTGCAACTCACTGATATTTGTTGTAGAATGATGTCCTCTGATGGTGAGGTCTCTCTTGACGAGAGAATCTGGATGAATAAATTGTGTGACAACAACCCTAAAGCAAGAGAACTTGCAGGTGCTATGTTATGTCCAGATTTTATAGAAGACAGAGATTGTTAAAACATCCTTAAATTGTATCAGAATACACAGATACACTTGACTAAATACTTTTGTCATGTTATCATGACATTACGTTCACCTTGATACATTCAAGGCGCAAGTAAGCCGACACGGAACGGATCGTTCATCCCATGTTTCATCTAGCAGTTATCGCAACTACCTTTTCATGTATCGACGCTCAGATTCTTTTAGAAAAGATGAATGAGTTTAAGATAGAGGAAGAGACACGAGCTGAGATGATCAGTGTAGTGATAGAAGAAACACCTCATTGCGAGTGGGACGCAAATGCCGACTGAAGGAACGGGTCTCATCCACCCTATTACTGAGGAAAAGCCAATGGCACAAGTCACTTACCGTGGTGTCAAGTACGACACTGAAGAGTATCGCAAGTTAATCCTTGCCGAAGCTCAGAAGGAAAGAAACTACGAACTTATGTATCGTGGTATTAAAGTTGCTAAAAAGTTAGCAACAGTAAAGTAAAATCAAAAATCAGTTTTGATTTCAGTGAATCCAGGAAAAATTTTTCCTGGATTTTTTTGTTGAAAAAGTCTCTTCTTTATGTTAAGATAAATATATTAAAGGAGAACCTATATGGATAAAGAAAAACTTAAATTGATTGTCAAAAACATGAAGAGTCTAGTAGAATGCTTGGAAGCTGAAGTTTATTCAGATCCTCAGTCTTATATGAAAGGATCTGACTTTCTTAAGGTAGGATTGACATCAATAGACGACGACGATGGCTACCCAGATTAGTAAATGGAAGAAGCAGAACGAAAAGATACAAGAAAAACAGCAAAACGAATTATAAAGCTTGCAAAAAAGCATCCAGAGTGGTATACTGATCACGAAGTGCAGTACGCAAAACTTATAAGAAAATCACTGAAGAAAAAAAATTATGCAACAAGTGAGATTAATAACGGTGACTCCCAAAGCGGAGGAGACGATGGGTTATGTGGCGAGAGTCAGCAACCCGAACAACCAAGACAATCCAAACGTAAGTGGTTTGCTAAAGTATTGCATAAAGCATGGTCACTGGTCGGTCTTTGAGCAAGCACACATGACTGTGGAGATTGAGACTACTCGTGGTCTTGCTGCACAGATACTAAGGCATAGATCATTCACATACCAAGAGTTCTCTCAAAGGTATGCTGATAGCAGTCTACTTGCTGATGAGATTCCTTTGCCTGAATTACGTAGACAAGACTTAAAGAATCGTCAGAATTCTACTGATGATATGGATCAGAGAAAGGTTAATCATTATAATAGAAAGATGCAACAACATTTCAAGCAAGGGATGAGGTTGTATCAAAACATGCTGAAGGATGGTGTTGCTAAAGAGTGTGCTCGGTTTGTACTACCTCTCGCTACACCGACTCGGTTATATATGACAGGTAGTGTACGT